CCTTAACCTTGGGTGACCATCTTCTGACCGAACCAAAAAGTTTACGACTGATAGAACTTGAATTGGCTATTTTATTGAGATCGGTAAGTGCTTTTACACTGTTGCCAGCTTCGGCTGTTTTGATTGCGGTATTTACCCCTTTTACAAGACGAGAACCTTTCCCACCCATAATAATTGGTTTAGCTACCAAGTCACCTACATAAGGGACGGCAGCTATCAACGACAACATACCAAAGAAGGTATCACCTTGTCTGATATAGTCCACTCCGTTTACGATATCAACGATACCTGTGGGATCAAAGATTCCAACAACATCACCGACGGTATTCCACCATCCTGACTCGGTCACCAAATTCTTTGATTCGGGATAAATACTTGTGAAGATGTCCTGAAAATGTTTTTTATTTTCCTCAGACAATTGATTGTATTTTTCTTCAAAAAGATTCTTTCTTTCCTTGTGTTCTATTATTTGTTTTTGAACACGACTGAATTGCGATTCTGTTATTATTAGTTTCATCGAGGTGAATTATCTTAATAAATATCCGGTCATCAGTTAAGTTACCAAATAAAGTTTCATCGATAATTTCACATCATAAACAAATGACATTTATTACAGGTCAATAACCTGTTGACGTTTTTCTTCAACAAAGGTGTTCACTCGTTTCCGTGCTACCTCCGCGTAGTTCGGAGAGAGTTCGATACCAATCCACTGGCGATCCAAGATCTCAGCAGCAACAAGTGATGTTCCCGATCCAGCGAAAGGGTCAAGAATAATATCATTTTTGTACGACAGGATTTTGATTGCTTTGGTCGGGATATCCATCGAGAAAGTTGCTTTGGTCATGCTCTTGGTATCGGCAAAGTATTTCCAATTTCCGAAGACCAAATCGATAAATTCTCGTTTTTGTTCTTCTAAATAAATTATCTTAGGTTTCATAACACCATTCTTATCCTCTTTCTCACCAAGTTCACCGACCCATTGTGGTTCACCTTTTACCTTTTTGATATGGTGTTTCTTATATGCTAGTATCACACACTCCTTTGGGTTATAGATATAAGGTGCCGATGGAGACATCCACGATCCCCAAGCTGTGGTACGACTACGATGTGGTGATTCTTCTTCCAAGTCAACGATACCAAAAAAGTTGTATCCAATCTCCTTCATAATTTGCCATACCTCACCGACCATAAAAATTCTACCCCCTTTTTGTTGACGATTTATTTCATAGGGGATATTCAAAGCAATACGTCCATCGTCTTTCAGGACACGGAATGCTTGTTCCATCCATGATCGTGTGAATTTTACGTAATCTTCCCAAATTACATCGTCGTGGTATACATCGTACTCGATGCCCACTCCGTAGGGTGGAGATGTCACAATCAGATCGATGGATCCTTCGTCAAGGGTTTTCATAACCTCGATACAATCTCCGTTGATGATAGTTTTAATTTTCTTTTCCATTATTTTAGTAGTTCGTTTATTAATAATAAGAATATTATCGGCCATAGTGAAACGATAATAATTCGTTCCTTCATTTCAAGTGGTGGTATATTCTGAGTTATAGCATATAATTCAACAGACATGGTGAAGTACATTCCGAGAATTAGATAAAATAACATTATTTGTTTTTTATCAGGTCTATTTTTCTTTGGAGATACCAAAGGGCTTTTTCTAAATCTTGGATTTCTTTATTACTATCTTTCTTACCAGCTCGTACAATATACTTGAATGTGTTACCAAGATGAAAATCCATTTCAAGATTCTCAATTATCTTAATTACTTCATAGGGGTTATCACCACCACCATAATGTTCAGGGTGGTTTACATATTCATATGATTGTTGTTGTTCAGACATTTTCTTAACATCTGATCTTAAAATAGTTTTTAGTTCAAATTTTTTTTGGTTTTCAGACATTGTCTTTTAGCTTGTAGTAGTTTTTAGCAAGAGTACTTTCTTCTAATAGACCTTCTGTCACCATCTGATTTACAATATCGGTTGTTTCTTGGATCGATAGTTTTAGTATCCTCGAGGCAATATGTTGGATATGACAAGGTATCTTCATTTCCTTATCAAATTGTGTTTGGATCTTTTTTTCAAGTATCACCTATGACCTACTTTTTTTGTTTTTGCGAACATAAGCACCGTCATTCTTTGCCGGATCTTGAGTTTCTTCCATAACCATCGTGGGGTTGGTTTTTCTGTTGGACTTCCATTCTGACTTGGGAATAAATCCCCATAGAGGGTTTTTTCCTTCGGTGAGGAAGTAAGCATCTTTGTCTTCTACTCTACGGATCTTTCCGTTCTCGATATGTTTTAGTGTCTTCATTGTTATTGGATTTTATTATTATAAGTTAAATTATCGGTAAAGGGTTACAAACATACCAAAGTTGGAATCAAATACCTCTAAAAGGTTTTCATAATCACCGCTCGTCATTTGTTTGGTGATTTCATCACCATCCAACTCCAATTGTTTTGCTAAATTCTTAGCGGTACCCAATAGGTAGTATGCGTTACCTTGAGGACCTGAGAGGTCAATGGTGATGGAGGTGTAAGGTGGTTTTGAAGTAATCATAGCGTGGTTTTAGATTTTAGATCCTGTTCTGTTTTTCCTTGAAGGAACATCTCATAGATCCGATAGGAGTATGAATCTGTGAAAATGATGGCATCGGAATTAAATAATTGAGAAAGAGACCCTCCGTTTTTATATATGGAGAAAATTGTTTGTTTGTTGATATATCGTTTTGTGAAACCCATGTCCCTTAGTATTTTATTACCAAACAAATATAGAACATAATTCATCGAGTTGGTAGTTCTGATAAATAAAATTTTTATCCCTTACGATAATGTTTGTGTGAAGTACAAATGAATTTTTCTTTTAAAAAGTGGAACCAACGTTGGGCTAAGGGGAAAATTCTGAGTGGAGAAGACCTCGAATACTGGCATCGATAGGTCCTTACTGGTAGAATTTTCGTTTATGACCTCTGTAAACTTTTTATCATTACCATGATAGATTAGTTTGAATTTGACTTGGCTGTCGTTCTTTTTCCCACTTAGTAGTATGTAATTACATTCCCACACTAATATCTTATTTGCAAAGGTATCACGATAGACAACATACGACATTTTGGTATCTAAGTTTTTTTTGTTTTTTCTAATCTTGATGGTGGTGGCATCGAATGTCATATCCCACATACCCTTACAGATGGAAAAATATTGAAGTAGTTTATCGTGAGCATAGTCCAATATTTTGGATAACTCGATATTTTCTTCTTCTGAGAATTTCTTTTTTGATTTTCTTGGTTTCAGTTCATATAACATGACCTCATCATCAACTTCCTGAAATTTCTTATCGATAATATAAAAGTGATTAGATTTTCTGAAACTACCGATACTGGCCATATGAAGTGACAATTCGGTAAAGTATGGATATATCTCCCCCCTTGACAAAGCCTCCTCTACCTTAACCAAGAATGAACCGAGAACATATTGTTTATGTTCGAAATCGATGGGTCTTTGTAGAAACCAATCGTTCGGCAAGATAAAATTTATGTCGGGAGTTTTTTCCATATACAAATGATATTGTTAAATATGGATTTATGAATAGTCCTTTTTAACTATGTCGGATTATAGTGTAATAATCATTGTAAAATTTAATTTGATTGGAATCACCATCATACATACTAATGTTATGTTCAGGACCATCTGAATCTATTGCTTGTGTGATTAAATCATCGAGATCAATCAATCCCTGTCTACTTAATAGGTCTGCATCGTACTCACCCCAGTGCTGTGTAAAAAATAACTCTGGATCATCCTTATAATCCATATACATACTATCGATGTATTCTTCAATTGTTTCATCAGAAAATTCACCTTGTGGATCTGCATCAATCTCGTCAATCAATTCATGGATTTCAGAAATTTTTTCTTCTACTTGTGTTCTCTGATTACTGTCCATATTATCTAAATTGGATGGAAGTTTTTCAAGTTTAAAATTTAGATACTTTAAGAAATCTTGTTGTTTTTCAGATAATTCTTTCTGATTTGATTCCAACCAATCGTCAGGGCTATCATATAC